CCTTTAATACTCTTGCATGCCGCCTTAGTAGGTCGACAAGCTGGGTAACTACCACCAGATTTTTTAGATTTACGACCACAAGGACCACCAGTCTTACAATTTACCCAACCTTTAAACTTCTTACCAGTCTTAGGATCAGTTCCCCCTCTCTTAAACCACTGTCGCAAAGAGTCACTAGCTTCAAGAACCTCTTTTTGCGACATGCTCATTTCTTTTTCCAGATTTTTCCTTGTCTACACCTTACAATTGCCCCAGATTTGTAAGCAGAAGTCTTCTTACCATAAACGGAATCAGCTCTACGCTTGCATCTATCTGCTTTCTTCTTCTTTTCTGCATCTTCTTCTGGAAAACCTTCTTCGTTTTCCTCTTTTCTTTTCTTTTTCTTTTTCTTACCTGCTGTACCTTTGCGTGTTTGGACTGCTCCAAGCATTTTAGGCACTATTGCACTATCTTCAGCATACTTTTTAATATCATGCATCGACTCCCCGTCACCAAATGCACCACCAGCACCAGCAGTCATCTCTTCTTTTAGCATTCTTAGAAAGATACGTTCAAATTTGCCACTTGATTCCATTATAATTATATTTATAATAATAGAGTGGAATTGCTAAAAAAGTATATGCAAGAAATTGGTGAAGATCTTGTACTAAACGATCTCAACCTTAAACAACAACAGCAAAGACTCCCAGCTCGTAAGCATTTTTGGGTTGGTAGACTTGTAGAAGCAAAGATTCAACGCAATAAACTGATTGCTCAAAAGAGTAAGCTTAAAAAGGACTTAGTTAAGAAGGTAATTGCTGATTCTCCTGTACGTATTAATCAAGCTTCTGCAGAATCAGCTGCTGAAAGGTATGAATCTGTCGCAAAACTTAACGATAACATAAAAGAACAAGATACTATTATAGAATATCTTGAGAAGGTCGAAAAAATTCTTAGTAATATGCATTGGGAGATCAAAAATGTTATCGATATGAATAAAATGGAGCAATATTAATGCTAACTTTCGATTACAACCCCTCAACACGTAAGCTGTTACTAAAAACAGAGGATTTAGATCTGTTTAACCGTGTAAGACATCATTTTAGTATTATAAATGATGCTGCGCGCTTTGGTAGACGGTATGGTCGATATGCACCGCAGAGAAAGTATGCTATAACCCCTGCTGGTGCATGTGAAGTTGGTCTATATTGGGAGATTAAGAAGTTTTTAACTAAAGAAGATACAGAAACTACCGATAAACTACAAAAAGTGTTAAAGGTAGGTAAAGATATAGAGCTTTATAAAGACTTTGCATTTGATTTACGGGAATATCAAGAAGATGTTATTAAAAAAGCCCTTAAACTTGGTACTGGTACTTGTGTTCTGGGTACCGGCGCTGGTAAAACCTTTACAACAGCAGCGTTAATTGAAAATTACTTTAGAGATAGTAAAGATAAAGATACATTTAAGTGTGTTGTATTAGTTCCTGACTTAGGACTAGTTACTCAAACGTATGATGAGTTCTTAAACTGTGGTACTACCTTTAAAATAACTAAATGGACGGGTAAGATTAAGCCAGACTTAACTGCAAACGTTATTATTTGTAATATAGGTATTGTTCAGAGTAGGTTTGAACAAAATGACTGGTTAAAACACATTGATTTACTTATAGTTGATGAGTGTCATAAGATAAAATCGTCTAATAAGATTAGTAAGATAGTATCTAGAATAAGAACACCTAATAAGTATGGCTTTACTGGTACTCTCCCGGAGAACAACTTAGATAAGTGGTCAATTATAGGTAAATTAGGACCAGTTATATACGAAAAGACAAGTTATGAACTTAGAATAGAAGATTACCTCGCTAATGTTAACGTTAAGATCTTAAATTTAGATTATCGTATACCACCGCCATATAATAGTGATAATTACTACAGAGAAGAGTTAGATTACATATATGAGAGTCATTTTAGAAATGATTTTATTACTAAACTATGTTCTAAACTCGAGAATAACACTCTTATACTTGTTAATCATATTTCTCACGGGGTAAATCTATCCGAATACCTTACTCAATGTAAAGATAAGCAAATTTACTTTATTAGAGGTGAAGTTGAAGTAGAAACACGTGAGGATATAAAGAGGATAATGGAGAAAGATAATAACGTTGTATGTGTAGCAATGAGTTCTATTTTTTCTACCGGGGTTAATATCAAGAATATACATAATATTATTTTTGCCTCTGGTGGTAAGTCGTTTGTACGTACAGTTCAATCAATTGGCCGTGGTTTGAGAAAGCACAACCTAAAATCTAAGCTTATTATATTTGATCTTTGCGATAGACTTAGATATGGTATTAGACACTGTGAAAAGCGTAAAGAAATTTACGACATAGAGAAGATAAAGTATAGTGAAACTAATATTGTTGAAAAATAAAATTTTTATACTATAATTTAACAAATGGCCGAAAAAAAGAAAAAAGAAAAGAAACCATATTATATAGAGCCAAAGGTCTTTAAAGAATCACTACAAAAGTACTACGATACAGATATTCTTACAGATGATTTGGCGGAAAACATTAAAAAAATAGCATACGGTTTAAGCTATAACGCATCCTTCATCAATTATACGTATAAAGACGATATGATTGGTGATGCACTTATTAAAATGTATTCAGCATTAAAACATAAAAAGTTTAACTTTGAAAAAGCTACTAATCCTTTCTCATATTTTACTACTATTGCATATCATGCATTTATTAATAGAATAAAGAAGGAAAAGAAACATCATGAAGCTGTTACAAAATATAGAGAACGTGTATACGAAGATTATATGTCTAATCCGGACAATACTCACGGACACGTGTATGTAAAACCACCCGACGAGGAAAATTCTTTTGAAGATTAATAAGCCTAGAGTTGCTATTTTTTCAGATCTTCACCTCGGCGTTCATACAAACAGTTCAGACTGGCATAATTATGCTGTAGAATGGGCTCATTGGTTTAAAGACGAGTGTAAGCGAAAAAATATCAAAGATATAATCTTCTGCGGTGATTGGCATCATAACAGAAGTGAGATATCAGTTAATACGCTGCAAGTATCTGCAGATATACTAGATATATTATGTGACTTTAATATTATTGCGATTACAGGTAACCATGATATCTACTATAAGCATAGAACTGATGTTAACTCGTTGTCTATTTTTAAGAAAAGGCAGAATGTTACAATTTTAGATACTTTTGATACGATTGAAGCTTTCGATCGTACTATTACCCTTTGTCCTTGGAACACAAAAGTAAAAGACATACCAGAAAGTGATGTTATCTTCGGTCATTTTGAGATAGAAACTTTCAAGATGAACTCTTACAAAGTTTGTGAAGAAGGATTAAAGGTTAAAGATTTATTAAAGAAGAGTTCATTAGTTATATCGGGTCACTTTCATACTAGACATGAAAAGAAGTTTGGTAAAGGAACAATACTGTATGTTGGTAATCCTTTTCAAATGGATTTTGGCGATGCTGGTAATGATAAAGGTTATTATGTGTTAGATTTAGATACTTTAGAATATGAATTTACTCCTAATACTATTTCACCATCCTATAGAAAGATAGCGCTTAGTGAGTTAGTAAGAGAAGGTAATATTACACAAGAGGTAATAAACAATTTTGCTGGTAATATTACAAAATTGAAAGTTGATATGAATATATCGCAAGCAGATATGGATATATTGATTAAAAAATTAACGTTACTAAAGCCTGAAGTGCTAACGGTAGATTATGATATAAATTTTAACAGACTTTTAGACGATACTGAAGATAAGGAAGATCTCTCAGGTATTGATATACCTCAAGCTATTGAAGAGTTTGTAAACTTGCTTGAAATTAAGAATAAAAAGGAGATAATAAAATATACTCTCGGCTTATATGAAAAAAGTAAACTTTAAAAAGCTTAGCATAGTAAATTTTTTATCTGTTGGTGAAGAACCTGTAACTGTTGAGTTTAGTAAGGGTCTTCATGTCATTACCGGTAAAAACAAAGATAAGCCAGATCGTAGAAATGCTATTGGTAAGAGTACTATAGCAGATGCTTTATATTTTGCTATATTTGGCGAGACGTTACGCGAGCTTAAAAAAGATCTTATACCTAATAATTTAACAAACGGTAAGACTCATATTGAATTAGACTTTGAACTAGATTCACCTAAGGGTACTAATAGCTATAAAATTATTCGTACTTTATCTCCCTCAAAGGTTTTAATTTTTAAAGATGGAGTTGATAGAACTCGTGATAGTATTAAAAATACAACTGCTTATATTAACAGTGTGTTAAGTGCTTCACCTTCTATATTTCAAAACTGTGTTATTATGACTGTAAACAATGCAGTTCCTTTTATGGCTAAAAATAAAATTGAAAAACGAAAGTTTATTGAGGATATTTTTGGTATGGAAATTTTTAGTACGATGTTAACAATGCTGCGTACTGAGTATAATGAAATTTCGAAAGAGCATGATACACAGTTAACTAAGTTAGAAGAGATTGATAAAGCATATAAAAATTATGAAGATCAAAAACAAAGAATCCTTCAAACAAGAAAAGATAAAAGAGAAAAGTATCTCGGTCGTCAAAAAGATAATACCGAAGAAAAAGAAAAGCTCGAAAACGAACTCAACGAAGTCGAAGAAGTAGATATTAGTAAGATAGAAAATCAAATATCTTCTCTTGAAGAGGCTGTTACAGATCAAGATATAAGAATTGAAACTAATTTAGAAGCTGTTGCTCGTAATAAAGCTTTAGCTGCTGAAAGAAAGGAAAGATATAAAAAGATGGGTACAG